CAATTCTTAATTCCGTTTTGATAACAACCATGGTTTTAGTTGTATCTTTGTCTTTAACATTCGTTATAATAAACCTATTCCTCGGTTGTGAGACTTGGGACAGGGAACTCTGGACAGCTTATAACTCCTGCATAATGCCAATGGAGATGATAGGACTTAGATGATTGCCCAGAGAACGACATGTTTATACTGCTTCTCCCCCAACTAGAACCCTGCAGAAATGTGGGGTTTCTTTTTGCCCAGATATAGGTTACAGTTAATTCTCAGTTGACCACTGCAAACAAAGGTTTTTAGGAGATTAATCTGGTGTCAGGAAAAGGCAAAAAAGTACAGGTTCAAAGACCAGTTAATAATGGTCGGAAAGTTGAGCCCGAAAAGTGGGATGGAAAGTTCAAGTCTGTTGAGCCACTAAAGAACCAGAAGCCTCCTGAGCATCGCCAAACCAGATATAAAAAATGGAACCATCCAGCCACAATCAATTGGATCATGGGGCAAGCTGACCCTGTGGGATTTCTTGCTTCGGTTATGCATGGCAAAGAAATGTTTAATGTTTACACTCAAGACCAAGACGGCACAGTTCAAAACATCGGAAAGGTTGGTGCCGATCCGGAACTGAGAGTCATGGCAGCAAAGACTTTACTGGGCAAATGCGTGCCTGATTTAAAGGCTGTTGAAATAACAGCACAAATAGAAGAACGAAAGGTGCTTGACATAAGCAGATTGACCGATAATGACCTCACCACAATTGAACGAGTTCTTGAACACGCTGTCATTGAAGGAAGTCCGAGCGGAGAAGATGAGGAGATCGCTGAAGGAGTTTACCAAGAGCTCTTGGCAAGCGATTGAACCAGGACGAGACTTCCACGACAACTGGCACATAGACGCAATATCCGATCATCTGCAGGCAGTTGTTGAGGGAGATATTAAACGTCTAATAATTAATATTCCTCCTCGGCACATGAAATCTATATCGGTGGCAGTTGCTTTACCAGCATGGACGTGGACTATCCAGCCAAGCAAAAAATTTCTCTATGCATCTTATGCTGGCTCTCTTTCCATTAGAGACTCGGTTAAGTGTAGAAGGCTCATTGATTCTCGTTGGTATAAAGAGCATTTCGGGGAATCATTTAAGCTGACTGGTGACCAAAACCAGAAACAAAGATTCGAGAACGACAAGACTGGTGCAAGGATCGCTACCTCGGTTGATGGTGCATTAACAGGGGAAGGTGGTGACATAATAGTCATCGATGACCCACACAATGTTCGGGAAAGTGAGTCGTCAGCTGTTAGGGATGGTGTTCTTGAGTGGTGGGATCAGGCTATGCAAACTCGCCTTAACGATCCTAAAACTGGTGCATTTATTATTATCATGCAGCGAGTACACGAAAGAGACCTGACTGGCCACATATTAGCCAACGAAATGGATGGCGAGTGGGATCACTTATGCATTCCTGCACGTTATGAGATTGGTCACCCCACACCAACCAAATCCCGTTTAGGCTTCACCGATCCAAGAACCAAAGAGGGCGATCTTCTTTGGCCAGAAAGGATTGATGTTAAAACATTAGACAACTTAGAAAGATCGCTTGGCAGTTATGCCTCCGCAGGACAACTACAACAGCGACCAATGCCCAAAGGTGGTGGTATTCTAAAACGTGAGTGGTGGGTGCCATGGGAAAACTCTGAGCTTCCGGACATTGAGTATGTGTTGCAGTCTTGGGACACAGCATTTAGCACAAAAGAAAAGTCATCTTATTCAGCTCGCACAACATGGGGAGTTTTCCGCAAAGATGGTCAAATTAATGCAATGGTCTTAGAAATGTGGTATGATCGTGTTAGTTATCCTGAGCTCCGAAAGCTCGCTCAAGAAGCATATTATGACTGGGAGCCTGACGCAGTATTGATAGAAAAGAAAGCATCTGGCCAATCCCTGCTGCAAGATTTACGCATGGCAGGTGTGCCTGTTTTAGAGTATATGCCCGACAGAGACAAAGAGGCTCGTGCTCATGCATCATCGGCTCTCTTAGAAGATGGAAGAATTTACTATCCTTCTGATAAAAAATGGGCTAAGAATTTAATTGATATTTGTGCATCTTTTCCTGCAACCGACAATGATGATATTGTCGACACTTGCACACAGGCATGGTTAAGGTTGCGAAAAGGCTGGTTTGTAACGCACTCTAATGATTTAGATGGCGACGAATATGAGGACAAAAGAAGGATAACATTGTATGGCTAGAGAACCAGTTGCGATTCAACAACAGTTAATCCCCTTCGCAGAGTCTGCTCCTGCGGATGATTTGCAAGTTGAAACAATTGGCGATGATGTTTTAATCGGAGACCCAGAGCTAGACAATATCCCAGAAATAGACAGCACCTTTGGCCAGAACTTAGCTGAGGACATGTCCGATAAAGAGCTTAATGCATCTGCATCTGAGCTTATTAGCTATTACAATAATGATCGTGAGGCTCGTTCCGAGTGGGAAGAGCGATACAAAAAAGGTCTACAAACTCTAGATCCAGATGGTGGCATGGATGAGTCTGAGGATGAGCGTGCTACTCGTGGTCTATCTATAGTTGTTCACCCGATGATTGCTGAGGCTGCAACACAGTTTAATGCCAAAGCCATTGCCGAGCTTTATCCTAGTGGTGGTCCAGTTAAGACAGTTATCGTTGGTGACCCAAGCGAAGAACTTGAAGAACAAGGTCGCAGAGTTCGTGAATACATGAACTATCAGATAACTCAGGAGATGCCTGAGTATTTCCCTGACCTCGACCAGATGCTTTTCCATTTACCATTAGTTGGCCAGACGTTTAAAAAGGTTTGGTGGGACAGCAATATGGATCGCCAGTGTTCCCAGTTTGTTAAGGCTGAGGACTTCGTTGTCGCTCCGGAAAGTAAAGACCTATACACCTCTCCTCGTTATACGCATGTTATTCGCATGCCTAAAAACGACTACAATCGCTATGTTCAGTCTGGCTATTACTTGCCCAGCAATGACCAAGGTGGTGATCTAGATCCATCAGGCGATACCATTGGCGAGATAGAAGGTGTTGACCAGTATGCCGACGATGTGCAAGACAATGTAATGACTCTTTTAGAGATGCATGTTTACCACAATTTCGAAGACGAAGATGACGATGACGAGAATGCAGTTGCTATTCCTTATGTTGTCACAGTAGACTATGACAATGAAAATGTTGTAAGCATTCGTCGCAACTGGAAAGAAGAAGATGAGCGAAAGCTGCGTAGGGATTGGTTTGTATCTTATAAGTTCCTTCCTGGATTGGGCTTTTATGGCTTTGGGTTATATCACCTCATTGGTGGCTTGGGTAAAGCAGCAACTGGATCCTTACGAGCTCTCTTAGACTCCGCTGCATTTAGCAATATGCAAGGTGGCTTTAAGTTAAGAGGCAGAGTTTCAGGTGGCGAGGTTCAGGTAAATCCTGGAGAGTTTGTTGACCTAGACGCAACAGTTGACGATGTCAATAAGGCGATTATGCCATTGCCGTTTAAAGAACCAAGCCAGTCTTTGTTCAGTTTGCTCGGTTATATTGTAGAAGCAGGTCAGCGATTTGCTAGCACTGCGGACTTGAATGTTGGGGATGTGAATCCCAATGCACCTGTGGGCTCTACAGTCGCACTTATTGAGCAAGGCAGCAAAGCCTTTTCAGCGATTCACAAAAGGTTGCATTATGCCCAAGGTCAAGAGTTCAAGCTCCTAGCAGACTTGAATGCTGAGAACCTTCCGGAGCAGTTTACATTTTCGTTGATAGGTGGTGATGCGGAAGTGTTCGCTGCTGACTTTAATGAACGCATTGATATTATCCCAGTCAGTGACCCCAACATATTCTCTACTGCCCAAAGAATCGCTCAGGCTCAGGCTGTTTTACAGATGGCTCAGTCAGCTCCTGAGATGCATGATATGTATGCTGCTTACAAGCGTATGTACGAAGCGATTCGAATTCCGAATATTGACGAGATATTAGTCAAGCCTGAAGATGCACCGATGCTAGATCCGATTGACGAGAATATGTCAATTATGTATGGTAAGCCAATCAAAGCATTCATCGAGCAAGACCACGACTCCCACATCGCAGTTCACATGCAGTTTTTACAAGACCCATCGCTCGCTGGTAATCCTGGAGCTGCAGGAATGCAACCTATATTGGTCGCCCATGTTGCTGAACACATTGCGTTGCTTTATAGAACCCGAATGGAAGCCAGCATTGGTGTACCATTACCAACTATCCCAGACCTGAGAAACAAAGACTTCCAGTTTGAGGATATAAACCCAGAGCTTGACAGGTTAATTAGTCAGCGTGCTGCTCAGGTAGTTCAAGAAGCTCCCCAGATGAAAGCAATTGCAGCGATACAACCTAAAGGCCAACAAGAGAACCCATTACAATATGCACAACAACTCGCTCAACTCGAAGCTGAATCACTCAAAGCTAGGACGGAGTCCCAAATCGCTTCTGACCAAGCTAAAGCACGCTCCTCAATCGAAATTAAAAAAGCTGAAGCCCAGCAAAAAATGGAAATAGATGCAGCCAAAGCTCAGGCAGATCTACAGGCTAAAGTCATGAAGCTAGAAACCGAGCTACAGCTAGAGCGAGAAAAGAACCAAGCCAAAATACAAATAGAGGCAATGAAAGATGGATGAAATTTTAGCATCTATTAGACCAATAAATCCAGCTGCTTTCGGTGGATTGCCTCAAGGCCAAGCTCCTCAACAAGGCAACCAGCAATTCGACGCAAACCAATACCTGATGCAAAAAGTGATGCAGATTCGCCAGAGAATGAGTCAAGGAGACTTAGGTGCTTTGGGTAATGTAATGGCAGCAATGCCAACACCGCAACAACAAGGAGCACCAGTAGCATGAAATATGGAGCTTTAGATTCTATTCCCAGAGAAACAACTATTGGCGGTCAGCCACATATGTTGGCATATATTAATCCTGAAGAGGAAGGTATGATTCAGAACTACAGAGGTAACATGCCTCCTGTTGCTGGTCCTGATGGTGTCCCTGCTTACTTCTTTCATTCAAGTTGGGGTGGAAGCAAATCAACATCTTCTACCTCTAGCAATAACGATAAAGACGACAAGCCAGGATTCTTTGAGTCTATTGGGAATTCAATATCAAGCGTTGCAACTGCTGTAACTAATACGTTCAGCGGTGGTGGTAGTGATGGTGTTGGCAATTTCGGAACAGTCGGAGACATATTGGGAAGCATTGGCGACGATCTAGGAATAACAGATTACGGAACTAATGACCCTAAACCTACAACAACTGGGACGAAAGGTGGAAATACAACAGCTGCTAAAGTATTTTACGACACTGGTGGTGGTTCTCACTCAACGCAAGCTGCTGCGGATGCTGCTAGTGCTGCTTTAGCACCTAAATTCTACGATGCTTTTGGCAATGCATATGCCACAAGAGCTGAAGCAATAAACGCTGACGAGGTTGCTGAGTTGTCTGGGACTCTTGCCAACACAGCCGTTATGGGTCCATATGACGAAGGTGGTTATTTTGATGCTATGGGCAACGAGTATGGTTCGGCAGCAGCAGCAGCTGCCGCAGACATAGAAGCTTCAGCTTTGTCAAAAGCTGCATCAGGTTCTCAAGAAGTTAGCGATTACATCGACAAGTTCGGAATGACTGGTTTAGAGGATAGATTCTTGGTTGGTAGAATTAACCCAGCGACAGGAAAACCTTACGAGGCTCGTGACACAAATATTGTTAATCCTTTAGATGCAGACACCATTCCTTTTGCTGGTTCTCAAAATACTTATACAGACGATGAGATACAGTATTTCGGCGGTGACCCTTACTCTTCCACAGTTGACGGTGTTTCGCTTAACGATCCATTTGATGACCCTAGAACAGAAGTTGTTGAGACTGAAGAAGATTACAATGGTACGGCTCCAGTTGATGAAGACATAGTTGGTGTCCCTATGGATATTGAGACTGATTCCGGACCAAGCTATCGTGATGTTTACGCATCGCAAGACATTTATGGAGATTTTTATGGTGGCGAGTCTGGTGGATTGTGGGACAGATTCTCGAACAGCTATTTCACAAGGTTCGGTTATTCCCCAGAACAGTTTAACGAGATGATTCGTAAAGTCGAAAACCCAGACGGAACAACTTCTTTCTTTGGTGCGGAGGGTGCACTTATTGATCCAGAGTCTATCGGTTCCAACTATAGGCTTGCTGGAGAACCAACCTCCCTTAAAATAGGCGAGGAACAAGTAAAAGTTGGAACACAAACTATAGACGCAGCAGGAAATCTTATAGACACAAATTATATTGATGGATATAATGCTTCGAATTACAACGTATCATAAAGGAGGCTGAAATGGCAGACCAAACAGAACAAATGAATATGCTTTTAAGAAATCAAACAGGTGCTGCTATGGCTCCAAATGAGAGGGACATGGGTGCAATGAGTCTTTATGACCCTAATGACCCAGCACAAAACAACCCAATGACACGTGAGCAGCAAATGGAAATGCGTAAATCTACGCAGGACATTATGATGTCAGACCCCAACTCGGTCGTTCGTGAAAGTGAACTTCAAATGATAACTAATGCCCAGATGGGTCTTATGGAAATGGATCCAGCAGGAACTAAAGATGTTGTCGATGGTTTAGAAATGACCAAGCAAAAGGTTATGTCTGGCGGTGCGTTAAGCGAAGGCGAGTCTTCTGGCATTATGGCTATTCTACAAAAGCTCGGTGGTGCACTTAGCGGAATGATGGGTGGCGGTGAAACAAAGACCTACATGGTCGATGGCAGAGCAGTTGAGATGACTGAGCGAGAAATGATGGGAGCAAAGAATGCTGGCATTCTAGTTCAAGACATGGAGTCCGGAATTAGAGATATGGAAATGAACCAATAGGAGGTTAATATGGCTGAAGTAAATGTAGAAAACATGGAAGAGAATGCAGAGCTCTTCATGGAGAAAATGGGCTTTGCTCATAACGCTGAAGGTCTCGAAATGTCTGACGATCAGCTCGTCAACTTTTTATTGCTGTGCCACCATATGCAATATGGCGTTGGCGATGAGTACGAAGAAGAGGAAATGATGGAAGAAGATCACGACTCCGACGTTAAAGTCAAAATTATGAAAGTTGGCTCTGGCGACGATGTACATTCCATGATGAACCAGATTCTAGGAGGTTAAATGCCTTATAGCAAATATTCACCCAAGCAGAAAAAGTTGGCTGCAGTCGCAGGTAATAAGAAAAAGATCACTGCTGCTGACCTAAAGAAAGTCAGCAAACCCAAGAAGAGGAGAGCATAATGGCCAAACCTCCTGGATTGTACGCAAACATAAATGCCAAGCGTAAAAGGATTGCCGCTGGCTCTGGCGAAAAGATGCGTAAAAAAGGTACTAAAGGTGCACCAGCTAAAGGTGCTTTTAAAGCTGCAGCAAAAACAGCCAAGAAACCAACTAAGAAAAGGAAAGCATAATGGGCAAAGGTTTAAAACATTATTTTAAAAACGGCAGAGAGCACAAAGGTGCTACCCATAAAGATGCCAAGGGCAATGTAATGTCTGGCAAGACGCACACTAAATCGAGCAAGTTTTTAGTTCATAAAAAAGATCTGTCAGATAGGGCTAAGAAAGTAGCAAACGCCTAATGGCAACCTATAAAGGCAAAAGCGTAAAACTTAACAAGCCTCGCAGAATTGCTAAAGGCGAGACCAGTCATGGGAAAAAGAAGTCTGTCGTTTATGTTATGGATGGGGATAAAGTTAAGCGTGTAACCTTTGGCGACCCAAACATGCGTATTAAGAAAAACCAAAAAGGACGCAGAAGTAATTTTAGAGCAAGGCATAACTGCGACAATCCTGGACCAAAAACGAAGGCACGATACTGGTCGTGTAAGGCTTGGTAGATGGAAGAAATAAGTATAGAGCAAACAATAGGCGAGGTCGGAACTAAGTCGATAAATATTAATAGTGGTGGCATGAGCGATGTAGAAGCTGGCATAGAATTTATTTACCACATGCGTGAGCACTTATTAGATATTGGCGTTGCCACAGTTTTCGGACTTGTTGTTTATGCTGTTGTTTTATATATTAATAAAAAGATAAAAGGCTAAAGCATGGCAAGAGCAGCAATCAAAAGAGTAGCACAAGCAGAGATAAGAGCTGCCAAAAGTTTTCTTAAGCGTAGGAATATTGACTCCGACGAGATCTCGCCTAAGAAATTTGCACAAGCTGCAAAGGATCTAGACAAGAGTTTCATGGAGACTCTAAGAATATTAGCACGTGAGCTTTCCGGAGGACAGGTGTAGTGGCTGAAGAAACCATTCAAGGTGGTACTGAAGCTGATTACGCAAACTATGCGAAAAGCCTCGCAGTCAATATACCTGAAATAAATTGGAAAGACGTTGGCAATGTTGCATTAGACTTCACACCTATAATTGGCGACATTAAAGGTGGCTATGAAACTGTGCAGATGATTGGTGACGAGCTTTCAAAAGACAATCCAAATTATAAATTGATCGGTATTCTTGGTGGCATGGGAGCTGCAGCAACTATTATCGGTCTTGTTCCTGGAGCTGGTGATTTGGCTAAAAAAGCCATCATGTCCGGAGCAAAAAGTGTTGCAAGTGGTGCAAATAAAGTTGTTGATGCAATGCCAACATATGACCCAAGCACAATGGGATCTATGGGTGGTAATGTTTTTGCTAAAAAAACAGGTGGTTCTAAAATATTATCAGAACTAGATGACACAGCTTTTAGATGGGTGTCTTCTTTGGCGAGTAAGCTAGACAAACCAGCTGACGAACTTGCTGAGCGAATGGGATCTAAATTAACTAATTTAGAAAAAGAGTTTCCGGAAGCGTTTAGCCTTTACGAACCAACTGCACTTTTAGAAGGTTTAGAGCAAGCCAATAGAGGTGAAATTGATTTAGCAATTATTGATCCTGAAACATTTAGGAAGATTGCTGCCCAGATAGATACTGACAATCCGATAGCTGCATATCAAATGAAACAAACAGTTGATCAGTATGCTGCTGAAATAGAGTCGGGCATTCCTCTGAATAATCCTGAAGACAATATTCCTTTTTTAAAATATATGGTTCCTCAAGGAAATATTGCCCAGTTCGTTCAGCATGATGGTCGTCATAGAAATAGAGCTCTTGAGCAACTTGGAGCTTTAAAATCACTCGTTAAACTTGATCCTTCTGGTGCATTTGATTCAGGATTCGCTGCACCAATAGCCAATAAAGGTCAAAAGGTAATGAGTAAAACAGCAGAACCTTTGGATGTTTATACAGAAACAAGTCCAATGCAGATGGAAGGCAAAGGTGGCAAAAAAGTAGGAAGCTCAAAAGACCTATTTAAGTTTTTATCGATGTTTGGTGCTTTGCCTTTTGTAACAGGAGGCGAAGAAAGTGAACAGAACTAATTTCGGCAAACTAATGAAAGGAGGAAAATCTATGTATGGTAAAAAGAAACCTATGAAGAAGATGGCTATGAAAGGCAAAAAGAAGCCTATGGCCAAAAAGAAACCAATGAAGAAGAAAGGATACTAATGTCAGATCATAAAAAAGATGTAACTGTCCATGTCACTGGCGTTTCTATGTCAGGAGGTGTAAAAGATGACAGTAACAGATCTTCTCAATCAGATAAAAAAGAATCTGAGGGAGAAAAGGCTAGAGATAGCTGAAAGTCTGGTCCAAGGTCGGGTTTCCGACTTTGGGTCTTATCAAAAGAACGTGGGTATTGCGGAAGGTTTAGAACAAGCCTCTGAGATTATCAACGAAACATTAAACAAATTAGAAGAGGATGAATGAACATGTCTCATCAACATGCTACGTTTAAAGTGAATACAGCTGCAACAGTTTACAAAGATGAGTCCACAGACTCAAAAGTTACAGCTGAACAACTACCAGTTCCCCTGAATTGGAAAGTTTTAGTGCAACCCCATCAAGTGCAAATGAAAACAAGAGGTGGAATACATCTGCCGACAATTTCTAAAGACAATGAGGAGTATTTAACTGCTCATGGTCGAATTGCAGCTATGGGTGATCTTGCTTTTCGAGACAGAGACTCTGGCACAGCTTGGAAAATGAATACTCCTGTGGCTGGAAATAGAGTTACTTATGGCAAATATGCTGGCCAGAAAGTAACAATTAATGGTGTTAGATTTCTTTTATTGAACGACGATGAATTAACGTCGATTCTTCCGGAAGAAGCTGAAATCACCGCATACTTAGCGACATAACTTGGAAGGACGCTACCATGGCAAATGAAGATGTAGTTAATGAAATTGAAGAGGAAATCAAGAAAGCTCAAGGTGAGCCCGAAGATTTCCAGATTGAGATAACTGATGATCCTGCTGAAGAAGCCAAAGACGTTGCCGAAGAAAAGGCAACTCAAGAAGAAGACGACTATGGTCCAAAGGTTCAAAAGCGAATTAAAAAACTTGTTGACCAAAGGCGAGAGGCAGAAATACAGACTCAGCAAATACAAGAGCAAAATGCACAATTAAATGCAAGGCTCGCTCGTTTAGAACAAGGCTCAGTTAAAAATAATGAGCAAGCGTTCAATCAGCGATATGCTCAAACTAAGGCTGCATTGACCAAAGCAGTTGAAGAAGGAGACACTGAAGCTCAGGTTAATTTTCAAGAGCAGATGGCTGATATGCGTGCTGCTATGCGAATTGCTGATATGCAAAAGCAACAGCGTGCTCAACAAGCTCAGTCTCCGACAGTCGGCAGAGCTCAACAAGTCGCTCAAAATCCAACACCTAGGAAGGCAATGGACTGGTATGAAAAGAATCGCTGGTTCAATACTGGTGGTTTCGAGCGAGAAACTGCTGCTGCGAGATCTATTGATGTTCAGTTAGATATAGAAGGATATGATAAAGATTCAGAGGAATATTACGACGTTCTTAATAATCGTTTACAAAAAGTGTTTCCTGAGCTAAACTCAGGATCAAGTCCCTCTAAGGCAAGAACAAAAAGTAGACAACCAGTTGCGCCAACTACAGGCGGTTCATCTTATAAGGGCAATAGAGTGCGTATGACGCAAGAACAACTTAGGATGGCTCGTGAACTTGGAATTACAGACGAATCAAGTCTTAAAAAATATGAAGCCGAAATTCGGCGTCAGCAAAGGAGCTAGTCATGACTGAGAAAAGAAACGTGCGAGCAAACGAAACTCGAAACTCCACCCGTAATGAGCAAAGTCGCCCAGACACTGCGTGGAAACCACCATCATTGTTGGATGCACCAGAACCTCGTCCAGGATACACTCAACGATGGATCGCAACCTCGATTCAGGGAAAAGAAACACCAGATAATGTATACAAACGTATGCGTGAAGGCTGGGAACCTCGCAGTGCTGATAGCGTGAAAGATCCGTTGTTTCCGACGATCAACCATGGTCAGTGGGCAGGGTCAATTGGAATTGAAGGAATGCTACTTTGCGAAATGCCTAAAGAAAAGCATAGTGCAATGAAAAATTACTACCATAATCGTAGTGTTGAAGCAAACGAATCAATTGCAGGAGATCTCGAGGCATTAGGACGAAATACTGGACAACCAATCTATCAAGAGCGGAAGTCTTCTTCGAGCCGTGGCAGAGACTTATCTGTCATGGATGATTAAATTAACGCTAAAAGGAGCGAAAAATGGCTAATGTTGATGCAGCCTTTGGGTTTGTCCCAATTCGCCATATGAGTGGTAATGCCCCACGCACGAATAAGTACACTATTGCTAGTGGTTTAGCCGAGAACATCTTCACAGGTGACTTAGTTATTCTGATTAACACTGGTTTGCTTACTCCACACACAGCTGGAGAAACCAATAACATTGGTGTCTTTGCTGGGGTTTCTTATACCGCATCAGATGGTTCTTACGTTTATAGCGAGTACTGGCCAACAGGCACAGTCGCTACAGACATCATTGCATATGTGTATGATGATCCATACACTGTGTTTAAAGTTCAAAGTGCAGGATCACCTGCTCAGACGAATGTCGGCAATTGTGCTGATGTTGTTGCTGGGGCAGGTTCAACTGTTACTGGACAATCTGGATTTGAAACAAGTGGAACAATGGCTGCAGGTATCGCTACCTGTAAAATCATTGGCTTGTATGATGCTCCAGACAACGCATTCGGCGCAAACGCTGTCATAGAGGTGCTCATTAACGAGCATATTCTTGGCACGAATGTTGCTGGTATATAGGAGGGTATGAATAATGGCTATGAATAGAGCACAATTTGCTAAAATGCTCGAGCCAGGACTGAATACTCTTTTCGGTCTTGAATACGACAGCTATCCCCCAGAATACTCAGCAGTCTTTTCTTCTAACAGCTCAAGTAAGGCTTTTGAAGAAGATGTATTGTTGCAAGGTTTTGGCTCTGCACCAACTAAAGATGAAGGTGCGGCAATTTCGTATGATACTGGTAGTCAGCAATGGACTGCACGTTATCAGCACGAAACTGTTGCTTTGGCATTCTCACTTACTGAGGAAGCTGAAGAGGATGGTCAGTATGGTTCGATTGCATCACGCTATACTAAAGCACTCGCACGCTCAATGTCTTCTACTAAGGAGATTAAAGCTGCAAATGTTTTAAACAATGCACAAACAGCTGGCTTTACAGGTGGGGATGGTGTTGTACTTTTAAGTGCATCTCACCCAACTACCAACGGAGTACAGTCTAATGTGTTAGCAACTGCTGCAGATTTATCTGAAACTTCACTTGAGTCTATCCTTATCCAGATTTCGGATATGAAAGACGATCGTGGACTACGGATTGCTGCGCAAGGTACACAGTTGATTATTCCAACTGCTTACACCTTTGTTGCAGAGCGTTTGTTAGAATCACAGCTTCGCACAGGTACAGCTGACAACGACATCAATGCTATCAAATCAGGCGGTTATCTGCCGAAAGGATATCATATCATGCGTCGTCTAACTGACTCAGATGCGTTCTTTGTTCAGACAGATGTTCCTGATGGACTGAAAATGTTCCAACGCTCGCCTATGAAAAAAGGCATGGAAGGTGATTTCGAAACTGGTAATGTTCGCTACAAAGTGCGTGAGCGTTATTCCTTCGGAGTTACTGACTGGCGTGGAATCTTCGGTACAGAAGGTGCTGCATAATAATACTGGGGGAGGGCAATAGTCCTCCTCCTTACTATCAACTTGACAGCGAAAGCTGACTCTAGCCACGACAAGGAGATACAACATGGCTAATACAACATTTACAGGACCAGTCCGCTCGGAAGGTGGATTTCAGGTCGTTTCTAAAAATTCAACAACTGGTACTTATACAACTGTCGCAAACACTGCGTCAACAGGTATCGTAACAAACAAATTCGTAAAGCACGTTGGCTTTGCCACTGGCGTTACAGTAAACTCAACAGCAGGTGACAGCCCAACTATTGGTGAGTTTACACAACCAGCAAATACAATCATCACTGACATTAAGATTTTTTGTGACGTTGCTCCAGTTATTGGATCAGGTGATATTGGTTACGAAGTTGGTACATCGTCTTCCGGCGCACAAATTGTAGCTACTCAAGCTGACGAAATCTTAGATGCTGGTACAACCGTTGTTGCGCACAACGTAACAGTGACTGCATTAGTTCTTCAGACGCAAGATGGTACAACAGCCCCAGCTTCTGTTCAATATACAGACGCCGAAAGAACTATTTTCTGCAACATCACTAATACAGTTGATGCTACAACAGCAGGATCGTTCAC